GTATCTTTTTGGCATTAACTTATCTTTCGGATCGACCAATAAATCGCCCTATCTGTCCCCGCGAGTTTCAGGACCGTGACATCCCATCCCTCGCCGAGGACGAATGTCGGCATGACAAACATCGGTTTCGATTGCGCGCCCATCAAAATCCATTCTTCGACAAGTTGTTGCGTCCCGCCCGAATCGTACTTCTCATAGAGGCGGATACGATATTGTTCGGTCACGGTCATCGCGGAGAAATCGATGAAGAATTGGAAGACGCCATCCGTCGTCTGTGAAGTCGGGCCGGAGGCATCTCCGGGAAGGCTGTATTCCGTCGTCGAGATAGTCGCAAAATCATTTGTGTAAGTTATCGCCATCTCATCCTCCCACGCCGACTGCGACGGCATTGTACCCGCTCGGGGGAGCGGCATCGGACCAGCCGCGAACATAGAGCGCCGCGCCAGCCGGAACCTCGCAGAATCCTTCAAGCATAGCCTGATAATTCGCCTGTCGTTGATCCTCGGTCGTCCCGCCATAGAACATAAATAAGTTCTGAATAATGGGAATGGGATTCGTCGCGTCACCGTAAGCCAAATCAACGTGAACATAGTGCGCCGTTATCGTAGCATTGCTGACTTGGACGCATAGTTGCCACCACCAAAGCGATCTCGTCGTCGTCCCGAGCGATACCCAGGAACTCTCTGCTCCCGTTCCAGGCGTGAATGCGACCCCAGCTGAACCCGTGATAGCCCCGATCGTCTCCGAGTATTGCCCAACCAGAACGACCTCAGGATTCGATGGTTGTCCATAAAAGATCATCGCAATCCGCACAGTCCCGGCGGTTGCGTTACTTCCCTGGACGCGAGCCGCCACGGATGAGCCGGACTTGATGAACATGGGGAAATAAAATGTTTTCCCGTTCCCGACAGCAGCGGTTTGACCGCAGACGATGTTGTTAATAATCGCCGTGTAACTCGACCCCCCAGCAGGATCGACGCCGATATCAAGTAAGTGGTCCTTCTGATTAGCAGAAAGGAACCCGGACGTGACTGTAACTAAAAACCCGTAGACATTCTGGGCGATATTGGCAGCCGATGCCATCGCGGTCCAGGAGCCCTCGGCGTTGGATGCGCCAGGTACAACGGAAACCCCCGGACTAGAGTCCGGCGCGCCCCAATTGGAGTACTGCCAAAAGAACTGATTACCAGTCGGGACAAGAAGCATGGATTACCCCGTCAGGTTGGATCGCCTATCTGGATCTTCCAGGCCGGGATCGTTACCGTGTTCCCCGAGACCAGCGTCTGCGCCGTGCAGGTCGTCACATAATAGAGCGTAGCCGCCGCCCCGCAGAGTGCGACGTGTTGGGCACTCCCGCCGTTGGTTACACTGATCGTCGATTGCTGAGCGACCGTAACCTTTCTTCCATAGGGAGATACCGCATCATCCGCGACGGTATAATCTCCCGACGTGAGCGTCGACTTCTTGGCCAACATGTAGGTCGTAATAGCCTCGGTATAGGTCGTCGGCTGAGTCGAACAGACGCAAATTTGCGTCGCGTTGTTCTTGATGATATTCAGTGCGCCATCAAGAACAGAATCATCAACTATTTTGGCCATCGATATTCTCCTTCGAATCTGCTGGAGCAGACTCAATTTTCAGTTTCTTGTCGATATATCCAATAAGCAGATTGATGTCGATTAATCCGTCTTGAACCTCAAGGACGGTATCGATCGGGGTTTTCTTTTGGGGTTCCTTTTTTTCTTTTTGCATACTATCTCCTCTTACTCCGCCCCTTTCTCATCATCCTATCGACCGGAGCGGCCTCTATTTCTCCGGTCATTACTTCGACCGGTTGGAAGTTCATGGGGAAATTCCGCAAGAGCTCCCGTGCCTTCTCGTCGGGGATATCCCTCTCCTGACCCGCCCCGAAATCGAGCGGCGCACCTTCATACCATCCGTGATACTCCCCGAAGTTTGTCGAAGGCGTAAATCGAATTCTCATACAGTCCTTCCTTCATCTCTCCGTTTGCAACAGAGAGAATGTGGGGGAGGAAGACTCCTCCCCCACGAATTTACTGCTTAAGCCTGATACTCCAGGTACTCAATCTGGAGGCATGCTCCGGCCAGGGCCAGCCCATTCCCGGTCTTGGTGACCTTGAACGAGAGGGTGTCCCCGGCCGCGACAAGATTCGCCCCTGCCGCGGTGGTCACCACGCATGCAGACATGGTCCCAAGAACGAAACTCGTTCCGCCGGCCACGGGGCCGTTGGCGATGGTGCTGATGACAACCGTTCCGTTCTTGACATAGAAGGTGTTGTAGTTTGTGTCTGCGGCCGCACAGCTGGTATTCACCCCCAGCCGGACGGCAGTTACCTTGATCGCATGGTCCACCTTCCAGAGGGCATAGAGGAGCGCATCAGAATCGATCGCGATCGCTCCCAGATGAATGTTTTTGACTTTTGTGATATAGGGAACGCTCATTGTAACCTCCTGTTATGCCGTCACGTTGTAGGCCAAGCCGACCGTGAGGATCGTGCTCGACGTTGTCCAGCGCGGGCTGAACGCCTTGCGGAATGACATGATAAGCTGGTTCTGATCAACCTCTGCGTCTTCCTTGAATGTAACCTTAACCTGGCCGCGACTGCCGAGCATGAACCCATTTCTATTGACCAGGAGGGCAAGCGAGGTCGTCTGGCCGGCAACAGTGTAATAGCCGGTGTTTGCCAAGTCTTCCCTGACTTTGCCGCTGATGATAATGGGAATACCATGCAGCCGGGCCAACTCACCATTGATCAAGACGGCCAGGGGGCCGAACTTGTCGACGGTCAGCACTTCAGTCAAGGCCATCATTTTGTTGTAGGTTTGGGGGCTGACAATCCAGCAAAGCGCCTTCGGGTCGATGCCGAACTTCTTCATCTTGGTTCTGATGGTGATCAGGGTTGTGGTGGCGAAGGTGCCCAGGTCGACGCGGTCGGTCGTGGTAACGGTGTGCATCCGCAGGCCCTTCCAGATCTTCCTCACGTCGCGGCTGTCGACAACATCGGCGTCCATGTGGGTCGCCGTCACGTCACCGTTGATGATCGCATCCTCGAGCGCTTCCGCTCCGGCCGTGACCAACTCACTCCGAAGGGCGGGCAGAACGGGAACGATGGAGTCTTCGCTGAGTTCATCCGAAAACAGAGTCCGCGCCTTAAACTTCTTGGCCGTGAGAGTCTGCTTCCCGGTGCCGGGTGTGGTCGGCGATGCCTTCGAAGGTTCGTCGGAGGTGCTTTCACCAACGTAATAGAATTGCGCAGCCGCCCCGAAATAGGGGATATCATAGGGATTCGACGGCATGGGGATGTCCGGGAACAACGAAGCAACGGAACTTCCCAGTCGGAACAGTTCAATCAAGTTCGCACTCATCAGCGTCGGGACCCATTCCTGTCCCTCGGCTGCCGTCGCCGTATCCAGTGCCTTCCGCAATGCCGTAGACCCGGCAAAGGGATAATCCCAATGCTTCAGCGTGCGAGGATTCTTTTTGAGTAGCGTCCCCAGGAGCACCATGTCATCCATGTGCGACTGGATAAGCACTTCCTCCTCATTGAGTTCACGGGCAGGTTTCGCCATGATCTCCGTGATGCTGCGGATGGCCCGCGTCGGCGCATCGCTGAGATCGAGTTTCCGTGCGGGAACTACGGGATCACCCTTCTTCGCATCCAGCTTCTTCAGGAGATCCAGCTCTTCCTGCGTGAGCTTTTCGCTCTTATCGAGCTTTTCCAAAACAGTCTTGAGTTCTTCACTCACTTTTTTCCTCCTTAAAGATTTTTGAGATCAATTCTCTAACCTCTTGCCGCTTTAATGCGAGTGCATTCAAGCGATCTATAACCTCGGGGGGCAACCCCCGTTCATCCTTCTTTTCGATCACGATCTCATCTACCGGTACGCTACAATTGCAGGGCGCACTGTCCTGCCCAGACGCCGCCTCGAATGAACCATCATGGGACTTGCAATGAGATCCGGCTTCGGCGGCGGTCCAGGTATCCTTCGCGTAACGGTAAGCTTGTTCCTCCCACGAATCGGAATTCTTCGGTTTGCCAAAGATGATGGAATATTCCTTGCCCTTATGGTCCCTTGTCCCGCGCCGGAACTTCTCGAACTTGCCCGGGTCCTGCAATCGGCAAGCATGCTCATTCGGATAAGGTTTCATCTCAACATCCTCTTCCTCGATATTAGCCGTCAGATCATCAACAAGTTGCGGCTCCGCCCCCACCTCGAATGTAACCCCCTTCGTGACCAGCCCCTTGCCGATCGCATCATTCACGGCCTCCTGGTTCGCCGGGATGAGGACAAGCGAATATTCGAGGAGTTCGCTTTTCTTGAAGTCCAGGCCAGTAGTTACTTCTTCCTCTGAGTCCGCCACTTTTTCTGTCAATGGTGCAGTCTCCTTGGGAATAAACCCAATAGACCACCCGATGAGCTTCATCCGGCTGAGCGTCCAGGCATCGTTTGCCAGATCAGCCAGCTTGCCGCTAAGTTTATTCTCCTCGGGATTCAGGAACCGCGTGCCTGCATAGTACGATTTGCCTTCCTTGCGGAAGCCGATATTGCTCCCGATGACTGGGATAGGATCGAGCCCCGCATAGTTGTGGCCATAGAGCACGGTCGGCTTTTTGCGGAAGTTCCTGGTATCGATCCCGTCGATCCGCACGATATCGCCCATGCGGTCCTTGACCTCTTTCGAGATGCGGTGCCAGATCGTCCGCGTCTTCTCGTTTATCTCGCGGATGTCGATGTCTTCAGCCGCGAGTGCCTTGATGATTTTTTCGGCCATGTTAATCTCCTGTTTTTTGATGAGGACAATATCCCCGAACCCCGATTGACCAATTGCAGTTTAGACAAAGAATACGAAAACCATCGGGGAAATTGTTTTTTATTAGCCAACCATAAAGTCCACCCTGGCCAATTTGTTCTCGATGTTTATTGCCACCACCATTGATATGATCTACGGTCAAAAATTCAGAATGCATCTCCCCACAACAGATGCAATGAGGATCGGGGCCGCCATAATGAGTAAATATCTTTTGGCGCATGGTTCCTTGCCGCTTGCGATTCTTTTCTTGTATTAAATCTTTGTGCTCGGCATACCACCTTTCCCACCATTCTTTCCGCTTCTCGGGATGCGCAAGTTTATAATCCCTCTCTTTTTTTCTAGATTGATCTAGATGTTCACTGCGCCATTTTCGTTGATAGGCATTCATTTTTTCCGGGTCTTCATCCCTATATTTCGCCATTCTCAAGCGCGATTTTTCTCTTCTTTGTTCTATGGTTTCACTCATGTAATTCCACAACCGGGTAAATCGTACAAAGACAATTGCAGATATTCCCAGGACTTCCACTTGGATCACCTGGATATTGCAAAGATTCACCATCAACCTCAAAATCCTCACTTAGAAGAATTGGGTCATCGCCATATCTACGACTTGCATCCATGTGTGATTGTCGAGATGCCGGAACAAAGGAGCACAGCCAACCCTTGTGATCAACATATTCAACCTGCCGAAATCCCTCCAAATTCCCCCAGTTCTCAACCTTCGCCGCTTCTGTCCTGGCAATGAGTTGCGCCTTCGCGGGCGTAAGCTCAAGCAATTTCTCCCGCAGATTCTTAGCTAATTCGCCTACCGTCCAATCCTCTTCGATCCCGAGTTGGATTTGGGCGGATATCTTTTCGAGCGTCGTCTTGTTCATCTCTGTTCCCGAATTGAGGATCATGTCATCGAGTTGGACGCGGATTTCCGGCGTTATCTGGAACCGGTCTTCCTCTTTCATAATCCGTTCCTCGGGCAGAATATAGAGTTTGCCCTGTGCAATCTGCATCCCCGCATCACCGGCCTCTTTGAGTGCTGTCATGTAATGGCCCAGGAATTTTTTGGCATACGCCTTAGCCTCGGCCTCAACGTCGAGGAGCCCGATAGCGCTCACCCCGGATACGTTTTCGGCCCTGGACGTCTTCGCCGCTACATCATCGGCCTGGGCCTCAAGATGATCCTTGAGACGACCAATGAACATCCGCTCTTTGCGCCCGACACGCTTGGCAAAGTCTTCCCACAGAACCTTCTGCCGTGTCTCGCCCTGCCAGAATGAGGGTTCACGCTTCGTCTGTGCATCCTTTGACAATCGCTTCTGTGCCTTGCCTGCATCCGGCTCCTGGCCCACTTCGACCATCGAGAGCGGCATATAATATCTGTCCCCGCCTACGTACGGTTCGTCTCCGTACATATCAGCCCGGACCTGGTTCGGCGTGCGGATGCCGTTGGTGATAAGCGTCGCAGCAATCCGCGATTTCCGCTCCTCATCCTCCTGCAACACCCGAATGTCTGAGAAGTCGAATTCAAACCAATAGGCCTCATCAAAATGCGGAGCAAGGCAAAGCGTGAGTTTGTCGGCAATGGTGTTCAGTATCGGGATCTCGGTATCCTCCCAAAACTTCTTCTGCTGGACTTCCATGTTGGAATAGTTAGCGTATTCGAGTAAACCGACGATCGAGGGTGGCACGCCGAGTGTCGCCAGCATCTCTTCACGATTCATCTTCCGCATCTCAGCATATTGCGCATCTTTGGGGTTGACGGCCGTCTGCTGATACTTGATGCCGCCCCAAGTGAGGTCTACCTTGCCCCTGTTCTTCGGCCCCTTGTGACGGGCGTCCCACTCGCGAAGGAAGCGATCACTCTGTTCCTTGGTCAATACTTGATCGGTCCCAAACAGGCCATTAGGCGTCGCATCGTTGCCCATGAAGTTTTTGTTATAGGCAATGGCGTTGAATTCCAGGATAGCCGAGTTCTTGGCCGCCTCCATCGCCCCTAGTCCCCGGAAATAAGAGTCTGGGTTTACGGTCTTAAATTGGATGATTTCCGATGGGTCGAGTTTGACTTCTTTTCCGGTCTGGGATTTGAAGACATAGCCTTTGATGAACTTCTCCGGGTCAGCCTCAATCTCGACTTGCTCCGGCTTTAGCCACCAGATTTCGATAGGCGGATTCGAGCTTGAGATGGGTTGGTTCTTTCCCGTCCCGACCAGATTCCAATAGGCATTTCCGGGGATGAGCAAGTTGATAGCCGTAAGTTGAATCAGTTCCCGGTAGGACAGGAAGGGATTGGGAAGTTCGATGAGTTGGTTGACGGGTTCGCCAAGGACCTCCTCTTGCGTAACCTCGCCTCCTTTCTTAGCCTCGCGGTAGACCCGGAGCACCGGCTTGGTCGCGGCCACGGCAATAGCCATCGCGCCTGCGTAGAGCCAAGGCAGTGCCTTGAACGCCTTGATGAAGTCCGCATAATTCGTGAGTTCTGTTGATTCTACTCGTCCCGCCCATGAGCCCGACTCGATCTCCGATGACATAAAACTGGCCATTTTCTGCTTCGACGCGTAACCCATCTTTTCCAGTCGCCGTTCAAGATATCGGTCAAGTAGTTTCATGTCATACTCCGAATGCCCAACCGACTTCACCTTGCCTGCAATGCGTATGAATCCCGTACCGGATGGCGTCCATCGCATGGTTCTTGAAGGCGACAGGTTCGGGTAGGTTATTTTCCAGCTTGTCCTTCTTCCAACGGTAAGATCCCTGTTCCGAAATGATATTCATCGATCCCTGGACGACGTGAACTTTAACGCCCTTGAGATAATCAATCCCGGCGCGCACTGAGTCCGGCCCCTTCATCGCCGCCCTTACATTCAGCCCACATTCGGACAACTCTTGAATCGACTTGGGTTCTGCCGAATCCCAATAGGACACGTCATCCAGGTTGACGCGGGGATCAGCCTTTATCTCGGCCGCCAGCGCCTGATTGGTCAGTCCCGTCTTGTAGATAATCTCCTCAAGCCAAAACTCGTTTGATTTGCGGTAGATTTTAATGAAGGCGGCCGGATCAACCGAATAGCCGAAGTCACCACCATAAATAATCTCGTCGAATCGGATATCGGGGAGAGGCACAACATCCCAATTGAAAATATGGCCTGTCGGAAGCGCCCACTCCCCTAAGCGATAGATTTTGTAGTACGTCGGGTCATCCAACACATCGAGCCGCTTGAGATACTCCTCGCGCATTTCCTTAATCGGGTTATGTTCGACGGTCGAAACGTCGACGAAGCTATCGGGATATTTCTTGTCAACGAACATAGCCTTGATCCACGGCGCCTGTGCCTCATCGGGGTTGAAGGACGCCATGATCTGTTGATAGTGCCCGGTAGCCTCACGCAGGATGAGATCAACTTGCATAAGGTCCGGTTTGGTAAACTCCGTGAGCTCCTCAATCCAGATCGAGGTTATGCCCTTCATGGACTTGATCTTTTCAGGATCATCTAAGCCGTCGAATAGAATCTCGTTTGTACGGCCGGCCGGATTGATAAAGGTGATGACCCGGTCCGATTTGTTGTAGTCGTGGACGATGTTATTCTCGGCTAGGATTTGACGGATGACCTTGACGCAGGATTCTTGGATGGTCTTGCGGACCTTGCGAAGGACGAGAAACCTGTGCCCCCCTTCGGTCATGCATCTGTAGAATATCTTGCGTCCGGCAAATTCAGACTTCCCCGAACCGCGCCCGCCGCATAGGATGAGGTATCGTTCCTTGCGGTCGAGGAGCGGAAAGAAGTGATCAGATATGAGTATTTCCATTTCCGTTTCCGTCTTTTACCTGGACGACCTTGATCGTGAGCGAGCCATCCCCGCCCGGAGGCCCGGAGAGGGGCTGGACAGATTTCCCAATGAGGCGATCGAGGATGATTTCAATAGCCCAGGGACGCTTTGCCCGCATCGCGGCGTCAACCAAAACCTGGGCGAGTTTACATGGATCAGCTTTTTCCGCTAAGGCATTGCGAAATTTCTGTTCCCAGGCAGCGCGCTCTTTGCAGACTCCTCCCGTGGGATTGCGACGCGGGTCCGGGCCCTTCTTAAAGGGTTTCAGGTTCGCAGTGTTCACACCACGTCTGTCCATTAGCCTTCTACCGTCACCTTGACCTCAGAATCCATCCGCATAAGCCCGTTTAGCCTCTCCAGCGTCTGGCCCTCATCGCGGAAAATGAACTCAACTTTCCCACCCTTGTCTCCGCAAGCATCTATGGTCATCTGAATCCGCTTTATTTGCGCCGCAAAGTGGACGCCTTCTTTTTGCTTAGCCATTTCACCAATCCCTTGAATCGCCCTTTCATCGTCCGGGCCATAAACGTATCGTAGAAAAGCTCCTGGGCTTTCTGAATCTCATCCATACTCTTGGCAAGCCGGACGATGTTGCTATTCACCGCCAGTCCGATCTTCACCATCGCTTCCTCAACCCGCTCCACGCGGTCATTTTTGAGTGCGATTTTCAGGCTCTTGTGCGCCATTCTTATTTCCCGCCGCACAGGTTAATAATTCTTTGGTGATCTTCCCTATTTTCCACCATGAATCTATCGATCACTTTATCTCTGTTTTTTTCATTGATTTCGACAAGGGCCAGGCGTTTATCGTGATCAGCGCACGGCTTTTTATCGTCTCCATTCAATTGTTTGGTCCCGTTTTTGCTTCTCATAATGACAAGCCATGTGGCCACATTGGAAACGGCCGCCATTCCCACGGCTGCCCAGGTTATCGGCTCTACCATTTCAATCCTCCTTGATCAGCCCACGCAACTTCTTCACTTCTGCCTTGAGTTCATATACCCATAGGATGAAAGCCTGGTTGACAATGGCATTGCCGTCTTTATCGAACCCGAGCGGGTTCATCCGTACTTCCGGCCCAGGATTCAACACGTCATAGCTCGGATAGAGGGCCGGGTTGTAGCCGTGGCAACCGCTAGTTATCGTAGAGAACAGAAGCGATAAGAGCGCGGCGCTCATCCACAGACAGGCCCTTGTCCTTAAATGCCTTCTCAAGTTTCTCTCTCCGTTTTTTATCGGCTTCGGAGGCTAGGGCCTCCTCAATTTTCTTCTCGATCTTTACCGCTTCCTCAAGGAGCGCAAGGAGCTTACCGAGGTCGGTCATCCTCTTCTTCCCGAACCAATCTTCCACATAGAATTTCCAGACCCGATGGCCGAATTCCATGTCACGCTCGTTGCTCCTCATAGAACGATATGAAATCTCCGCTCACCCGAGTCGTGAGTTTTTTTCTATCGCCCATTACCGCGGTCACGATCCACCCGCCGATATGCGCAGCCAGAGAGTGCTGAACCATGAATGGGGTCTGGCTTTGGAAACATCCCGTTTGAAAGCCCGATATGTTTCGGTATTGGGGAAGCCACTCAGACTTGTGAAAATGCGCGACCGCAATGATGTCGGGCTTTTGCCCTCCCGACATAGCTTCAATAATTTTTTGGAGATGATATGAAATCGCGTATGCGGTTCCGCCGCCAGGATGGAGCAGGCGCACCGTGAGCTTGTGCCCCGCCTCATCTCGGAGTATCACGTCCCCGATATCCTGACCGACAAATTTCCAATCCGGGCGAGCCGTCTGCAACTCCTCCCCCACGACGAGGCCGACGAGCTTCTTAAAGGACGAGTCGTGATTGCCCGTAATGAAGATCGTTTTCAGCCCGTCGATGAGCGGGACTGACTTGGCGAACATATCCCGCTGCTCGGGCCAGCTCCGGCCGTTCGGATGAAGCTCGAACTCCTGCCCACGATAGACCTTCCAGCCGTCGAGCACGTCCCCGGCATGGAGAATCGTCGTGATCCCCTCGCCCGCGCAGAACTCATAGAACGCCGCGAGCGCGTCCAACCTCTGATAGGCACTCCCGATTTGTGTGTCACTGATGAGGCCGAAGCGGATGGCGTTTTTCTCGGAGCGTACAGGCACCTCATACGGCCGGGCACGCTTGATCATTAGGCTCAGGGTTTCGGCGAGCGTCGTCGCCTGTTCCGTGAGCTTCTGGATCTTCTCCTCGCCCGTCGGACCTTCGGCAATCAGTTTCCTGAGTTCAGAAAGATCGATTTCTGGTTTCGGCATTTTATAAATCCCTCATCCGTTGGGCAGCCTCGACAGTCTCCTGGTCTGCCCAATACCATCGCGCCTCCCCCTCATCGAGCTTGAGGCGAATTCGAAACGGCCTAAAGTCGGCCTCATTGTTCTCGACCGTGCGCCGGAAGCGATACTTGTCCGTCCCAGCCGCACGTTGGCAGAGTTCAACCTCAGAGATGAGTTTGCCCTTGGGGATATGCGCTAATTCGCGGAGAATAGCAGCGCGGATATCATATCGCTGGAGAACCTTATCCAGGGAAATCAGGCCCGATTCAACGGGCGGGGCGGAATTGAGTGTGATTGCAGCCGGATCAGGAATCGATAACGATCGTCCTTCTCGGAAAGCCTGGATTAGTGGTCTCCGGCAACCCACGGAGTTGGCAATTCTCTTGTCATCCCAGGTAGGATTGCGTTCGATGCATCGCCTGATTTTTTCTTCGATACAGATACCTATCATTCGACCCCCAATTCAAAGTGAAAAATGTCATCGATGGATTTGAACGATCCCCCCCATTTTCCGCCTAGCGATTCCCATATCTCGCCCAGGCGGTCATATTCCGGCTCATGGGTCCAGAGGTCGGCGCCGTCCCGGATGACGAGGATATCGACGGCCAGCCATTGCTGATGATTTGACTGATTGATCTGGCCATCGCAATTGGTGATGATCTTCCCCGGTCTAGTCCGTCCCTGTTGATAGAGAAAATTCTGATCCTGAGGTGAGCGGTAAAATGTCCAGACGATAAACTCGATACCTTCAAGTGTTGCTTTTTGGATGAGAAGGGCGAGGAGCTGGAGAAACCGGCACCTTTTCGCGGTGTTCGTCACGAAGCCGCCTCGCCCATGTGGACACGGACTAGTGTTCCGTTCACATGGTGAAGTTAGTCTACGGAAAGGAGGGAATGCAAAAAGATTTGGGAAATCTTTGGAAAGGCGGGACTATTCTGTTTGATTAATAGTAGGGCTTCTCCTCTGGATGGCGACACGGTGAATCTCTGCATCACAGTCTTTGCATCGTGTATGAATCTTGCATTGGCTAATTCGACGTTTGGCCTCACGTTCGGAATCGGGAAGCCATTTAGCCGCGCCCATCTCTCCCCACACATAGAGACTGCGGGCGTCGAGCCTTACACTGTCGGATGAGCAACTAATCACATAAAATCTCAAACACGCCATGTATTCTCCTCTCCCTCGTTTCCTCTTTTCCAACACCATATCCGCGATCCTGGGGCATGATAAGTCTTACACTTTTCCCGGCAATATCGACAATGCGGATGCACGCCATATACCCTAAACCGTTGCCTCATGGCCTCACGGGATACTTCTTCCGTCCAATCAAACCGATTCTTATGCCGCTCGGCCAATTCGGAGTCGGAGGCGAGGTGGAAGATCATGGGTTATTCTTCTCATCTAAATCGGCAGATATATCCAAGTTTACTCTGGGAATGTCTAAGACAACACGGACATAACGCTCCTTGATGCTGGCCATAATCTGAAATCCGGTCACGGGAATCATCTCCCCGGTTTCTTCGTTAATAACCTTCGTATTGTAAATATTGCCATCGCTGATGATTTTTATTTTCATCATTTTTCCCACCTCGCATCTCTCCTCAACTGCCACTGATACCAGAGACAATATCCCTGGACGACGTTGACGCTGATCACCAGCGCCCAGGCCAAGACTTTGTTATCCGTGCGCCATAGTCGCTCGGCAAGCAGGGTGACCCCGGCCCCGATCACCATGTCGAGCGTCATGACCAGCGGCGGACACTTCATCAGCGGCGCCCATAGCAGATTCGACTCGTAGCAGTTATGATTCCAGATCGCATCATAGGTCAGCACGGTATCCGCGAATATCGAAGCCGTCGCCGTGCAGCTAAGAAACGTCAGCAACCTGGGCGGTTCTTTTTGTTGGCCAGAAAGGGGCAGGGCCGCGCTGAGAAAAAGAATGAGAAGCCCCGCCCCTTTGTGCATGTTAGGCCGCCTTGAACTTGTACCAGCCGTTAGCCACAGCCCAGACCGCGACGGTGTATCCCACAAATTTGAGGATCGTAAATCCGCCGCCTCCGGTGATGAGAAAAATAATAGTGGCCGCAGCCGACACCGCCAAACTGATCCCGAATACGACAACCCCGCCCTGGACATGGAAAAGCGTCTTAAGAATCTGGGTAACAGCGATTACCCCAAACCCTAATAGCCCTCCGACCAGGATCGAATTGACGATGGCGGGATCGATCTCGGTTGGCTCTGCGGCAAGCGCCAAGCCCAACGAGAAAAAACAGAAGACCGCCAAGAAAAGAAAAAGCTTCTTCATGGAAGCACCTCCTTCGATACTTTGTGATGGCAATCATCGAAAGTGTTGCCCTCGACTTTTGGTTCAGCAACGTTAGTGTCCGATGGGCCTGGCCATTGATAAGGACGGCCAACCTTCAATAACTCAGGATTGAAAATCTCCTCCTCCATCCTGCTCGCCCCGCCGGAAGCGGCGAGGACGCAGGCGATGATGAAGCCAAGGATGAAACTCCCGCAGGCCAGGACGAATCCGCCCAGGGCCAATTTCCAGATTGCGATGTCGTGGATCATGTTGCCTCCTTTTGCCAAATTATATTTATCGTACTTTGATACTTTGTATATTTTTTTCCTACTTCCCACATGCCATTTTGGGGCATAAAAGATGTGATGGTAACTGTGCCGTCTTCAAATTTTAATTCCCATATCGGATTCCATCCACTATGATAGGTGGCCGAAATTAATTTCCCCGTATAAATAGGGACCGGTTTATCGCACGCCGCCAAAAGAAAAACCAAAACGAGAGCTAAGATAATGAAACGGAATTTCATGGGATCTCCTTTCAATCGGGCCAGCCTCGATTTCTCGTCTTCTCATAGGCAATATCATCACGGTCAAGGTCGATTACCTTTTCTGCTTCGACCTGTTCATCGCATCGCTTACAATATGAGAGGCCATCCTCGTCCGGCGGGTCCACTTGTTCCCGGCAATCACGATGGGGACAAATGTAGTAGGCGCTCATTTCTCCTCCTTTATTCGTATCTTGCCAAGTCATTGAATAGGTCAGCGATATCCCGCGCCGTTACTTTATCCGGCGCATAAGCGATGGTTGATCCGTCTATGTCTACAATGCGATACCAATTTGCCAAGAATAATTTCCTCTCCTGCGTAGTCGTTTCTATGGTCGCTACTTTCTCGATGGTCACTTCGCTCAGCTCGGGCCCTCTCATTTTCCCTTCTCCCCGAAGTCGCGGATTTCCATGGCGATCCGCGCAAAGATATCAACCCAGTCCGGGTGAGTATCAAATTTTCTTAGTCGCCCTTGCCATTCTCCCATCTTCTCGATGAGGCGGCGGATGGCTTGACATTCCGGGCAATGCCCACCAAGGTGGAATGGGTGAACACAATCCATGAAATCATTTAAGTGCTCAATCAAATCCTTCTCGCTCGGCTCAGTCATCGGGGGCCTCCTTCCCGAAGTCGCGGATTTCCCTTGCCAGCTCTTCCAATTCCAGCAATCGTTTGTTCTCGTCTTTCCCAAAGCCCATAATTTGATTAGCCCGTTTCTTCCACTCCCCCTGCTCCACGATGAGGCGGCGGATGGCTTGACATTCTGGGCAATAGCCGCAAATATCCCGATAGCTTCCAAGGCGAAATGGATGAACACAATCCATAAAGTCGTTTAGGTGCTCGATCAGTTCCTTCTCGCTCGGGTCAGTCATGGCTTCTTCCTCCCCACTTCCTCAACGCGGATGCGGACGACGGAATATGGCCCCCCGAGCGGGTCTTCCTCATAGGCGTTTTTGGCTAATTGTCGTCCATGCTTTCTTGCTGTCCAAGGCAACAATTCCGTCTTCCATTTAACGCACCACCAAAATTCAGGCTTGCTCATCGGCTCAGTCATTAGGTGTCTCCCCTGGGAACACGGCAACAAGAGGACCAAATTCATGTGTAAGAACGCCCCCGTTCCATAGATACGCAATCCATAAATAACCAACTTGAGTAGTCACAGAAAATCTGTTAATTACTGCCTTCGCGTTCGTCTCACTCGGGTCAGTCATTAGGAGTCTCCTTTAATGCCCTTAGCCAAAGGACTTCTCCGTCTACATCGCCTATTTTCATGCGCCCTTTTTCATGCGGGCAATTTTTTTCTCGGCAAGGAAAGCATGGTCCAGCCTCACCACAGTCAATCCCGCCACAAAGAATCTTCGCACAGGAATCAAAGCAAAATTTGTCCACGAGTTCTTTTTGGATGAATGGGCTAACGGCGAATAGCATCTCAATCTCCTTTGCTCACCTTCCCGCTTCCCATATCCGTCGTCTGCCTCGCCCATGCGTCCTCATGGCGCGAGCACCTATCCACCAGCGAAGTGACAACAATGAACAGCGCGACGAGGAAGATGACGGCCCAGGCGACGGCGAAGAGGCGATGTGCCCTGAGCGTTGCGGCAGTCATGGCTTGGCCTTATCGTCGGAAGTGGGAATCTCGTGTACCCAGCCCGTTCCATGACAAGTGCGGCAACAAATCATGGGCCATGCTTCACCATTGGGACCGCAATATGACATAGGGCCTTCGGGCACGGGGTCGGGTATTTTCCCTTTACCATGACAAGTCGGACACAATAATTCATACATCTTCTCCTCCTATATCGGCAATTCCATTTGCCTCGTCTCGAATAGATGCCCATGCGCTCGCCTCACCATAGCGGCGCGGACCATCTCGCTCTTGACCCGCTTGCGCAGCCCGTCACAGAACTCCTCCACCTCACTCGCCGTATCGGGCCACCAGATACCCTCCTGCCCGGAGACGCAAGGCAACTCACTGTAGAGCTCTCGGAGATCCCGATCGCCGATGTCGTGCCCCACCTGCAACAGATAATCGCGCAGGTCATGGCGGGTGATCGCCCTGGCACGACCCGCATGCTGAGTGCGGAGCTTGTCGAGGATGAGACGGCGGAGGGTCATGGGTTATAATTCCTCAAATACAATTTTCATTTCTCGGGTTTCCCAATAATCCCCATGAGCCGTAAATCCACAATAAGGACACGATATTGTTTCTCCATCCTTGTTGAACATTTGCGGCTTCTTGTTTTTGGGGACACTTTTCCAACAAACACAGCCCTTATTACTACAAACGAAATACTGAATTCGCCTACACTTAGGGCAAGTGAGTGATTTATTTTTCACCCTTCTTCTCCAGGGAGACGATCTCCCCCCGCCTCAGCCTTGTAGTCGTGCACCTTGAACTTCCGCGTCCTTCGTCGTCTATCCTGTTCTGCCTCTAGCTTCACCCTCTCCCCCGCCTCATGCCATAGTCGTTTACATCGCTGACCCTCGGGACATGCGCAGAACACGGCGGTATTATGTTTGAGGTACATACCCTCACTGTGACATTCACAATCGGGGTTCATATTTGAAATCCTTGTAGGTCATGTATCGCTCTTTATTCAGGAACGTCATGACATGAAGCGGCTGCTGCTTAAAGTTCTCGTTGAGTTCCTTGTGTTTGAGGAACCCCAGGTATCCGGCGAACCCGGCTTTGAGCTCGTCCAGGTAGCCGCCCTTGACCAACTCAGCAAACCGCTGGCCGCACGCCTTTTTGTGGAATCTTCCTTCTCTTGGGTAAGCTGTCCAGAATTCTTCAAAGAGCCGGCCGGTATTGTCGGCCTTTATATCTTTCGTATCGTTTCGTATCGTATCGTTTCGTATCGTATCAGAAGGGGCCGGTTTAGCGGCCATCGTGTCCGCTTTATCGGCCATCATGGCCGCATTGATCCTCCTTCGATGCCTTTCCGAGGCGATATATTTCTCAAATGAGACGAGGCGAAGGGTCCCATCATCCAGGCGTTCAAATTTACCAACCTCGATACAACGTTCAATCGTCCTCTCAAGTAATCTCTTATCAAGGCAAAGGAATCCGGCTAGTTGTTCTAGGCGATAGGGCACGCCAACATTGGCGCGAATATATCCTTCATCCTTTTGGGCCAATGCCATGAGATCGATGAAAATCCCGCGCTCCGGTGGCGAGAGTTCAATTCGGGTAGAACCGAAAAGCCATTTGTCTATCCAGAACGGAAACCAATTGGGGGCGATTTTATTTCTCATGTGCTCCTATTTGGGGCGGGGGTGGGGACGGACGCCATTCTAATTCCGGGCTGCCATCCGTCCCTATTTTATTATCCCGGCTTCGGACACCCCCATAGAGAAAGGAGCCGGCGGGGCGGGTAAGAAAGGAGGGCAAAGTCCCGCCCCACGGACTAACCGGCCGGCTCACTGTGTTCACTTTTTTCATGCTTCTAGGATTTTCACCTTCACGATTTTGTGGGTTCCGCGCCTTCTGGCTAATCGAAAATCACCGGCTATTTGATACCACCATTCCAAAACTTCCTTTCTTGTTTCCCTTACACTACCGTTTATAATCCAAGGATTTCTTCCACAAAAAGATTTCATTGCCCAGGCATCATATTTTGGTTTGCTCATCACACTCTCCTTTCTGGCCTCATCCTTTTTGCCTCAACCATGCGCACGGGCGGTTTGTCCACGTCGCGTTCATCACCACAACCCATGCAGACGGCCGTATTGTCCCACCGGACCCGGTGGACCGTGATCCCCCGGCACTTCTCGCAAAACAGCATGGCTTCAGGCATAGGAGCCCCTTGCCGCGATGATCTTCTCGGAGAATGCGCGGACACCGGGAATGTTCGTCTCGCCCTTGCACGCCTGCACGACCTTGCCGATGCGAACGAGATCCGGGGTTAGGTATTCCCGGGGCAGGAGCTTCGGGTCCGTGATCTCGAAGCGCCATACCTCACGCGTGGAAATCCCTTGTGTCTGCTGGCGCTGCGGAATGATTGGCGGTGGCGGCGCGGCCACTTCAACCCTGGCGGCCTCCTCGATGATCCTCTGCGCCTCTTTCGCCTTGCCTTCGGCCTCCGCCTTCATCGCCTTTTCCAGGGCCTCTTTCTCAGCCCGTTGACGTTCCCATTCGGCCCGGCGCGCAGCCTCCTCAGCTTCACGCCTGATCCGATCCTGCTCCTGAAGATAGGCGCTGATCTTTGGTTTGACCATCCGCTCAGCTTGGGCCAGGGGGTCCTCGAATTTCTTTTTCTGCACCAGGGCTTTTTTGTGTGCCTCGTGGGCGGCCTGGACGATCGGATCGAACGTCGAATCAATCTCCCTCTGAAGCGCCTTGATGCCGAGGAGGAATTCATTAGCGATAGAGAGCGTCGCCTGATCCTTAATCTGGATTTCGGCGGCCCGGATCGGAAAACTTAAAACGCGCTTTTCGAGTTCTTCTTGCATCATAACCTCTCAATCGAAGTTCGGAATGCTTGTTTCTTGATGGCATACTGAGACTTGATATCCTTGGGGATATCATAGGAGGTTGTCTCATAAGGCTTGCTTTCGATCATCCACTCGCCCACGACGGCCGTCCGGCCCCGGAACCCCTCTTTGATCTCTTTATCAAGCGCCTCGAATTCCTTGGCCGTCTCCTGAAGTTCTCCCCGCCGAGCCAACTTCACTTCGAGCTCCGGGTCTTGGAGAATATCGATCCCCGGACCGTAGTCCTGTCCAGGAAAGCAAGCCGTCTTGGCGAATGGGCAATTCTTGCAATCATCGATGAGCGCAACCGGCGGCTCTGTCCCGGCTTTGACATGGGCGTTGACGGCTTCGAGCTTTTTAAGAATCCCCTCGACATACTCAAGTGCCGGACCATCAAGCGAAAAAACCTTCTGAAGTTTCTCGCCCGTCTGTTTGTTTTTGAAAATGATGAGGCCGGTATCCACACCCTCCATGAGCATGTAGAGAAGAATCTGCGCCGGATACTTGCGGACCCAGGGATACTTGGATTTGACCATGTCCTCCGGTTTGACATCGCGCAGGGCGGGGAAAACATTAGGGGAGCAACTTTTGAGTTCGATGGGAACATAGCCCCCATCGATGGCCAGCTTGCCATCAATCCGGCCCGTGAGCTCGAATTTCGGCCACTCATAGGCTCTTTGTTGCTCTGTCACCTTGATTCCGGCAGAGGCGAGCGCCCGAAGCAATGCATCCTCATGGAGATTTCCTTCGTCGAAAATCCGCTGGAGCCCGACATCATGGAGGGTACGGAGTTCGTTTTTTGTCCGGGCTAGGACCAGGAACCGCCCACAAGGATGGCCCGCTTCTGAAGCATGGTTGCGCGGATGAGGAAAGAGTTTGATTCGCTTTTCGGCTTCGGCGTCAAGCGCAGCCGGAATATCAGGAATAAGCAAAGCGTTCATCCCTCGGCTCCCGGCTCGCGCGGTTCGGCGGCCTTGTCGTAGTCTTTCTTGACCCGGCCGTAGGTGGTTTTAATCCACTTCTCGGACATATTCGCCAGGGAGGTTGCCTTGTGTTCCTTCTTTTCGCCATCAACCCAAAAGGAGTATTTTTCCAGGAGTTTCGCGGCACCGGCCTTGTCGTTATTCGCCATCCGCATGAGCATGTCTCCGAGCTTCGTTCGAACGTCTTTTCCTTCTTCCGATATCTCCGTTTCCGCCCGCTCGCGGCCAGCCATATACTCGACCCGGGCAATTTTTGTCCGATCTATCCCGGCGGCGGTAAGGTCTTCCCAAGTAACGGACATCAGGCCGATCACGCGCTTGATGAGTCGGTTGTAGAGATTCGTCACGGCCTTCCGGCGGATGTTCGCCATGTCCACTTCCTCAATCGCCCGCCAAGCCCGCGTTGATTTGTCCCAACCGAAAAATTTGTCTCGCTGCGAACAAACGCCCATGTCCTCGACATATCGCCCGAGTTTCTTCGAGTATGCCTTGCCGGAAGCCACATAGGTATAGTAGCGACCCTTGTTGTCTTCGGCCCATTCGAGGGCCAGGCGGACTTCGGAGATGTCAACCCCGAAGCCGATGGCGACATTTTCTGTTCCCCTATCCATCAGATACGGCCCGCCCATGTCGACCCAATCCGATGATTTTGTCAGTTTCAGGGCGACGACCTTGATCCGGTTGAAAAGCTGGATATTCTTTTCGATTCCGGCCAACTCACGTTCGATATCGATTCCCCGGGCCGGAAGATTGATAAGAGAAACCTCCGGCGATATCACCCTTTCATCGATGGGTTCGGTTACCGCGATACTTCCGTTTTGTGTTTTTGCCTCGTTCATGCAAACCTCCTTCCGATTTGTTCATGCGCATCAAACACGATCACCCCGACCTGCCCGTTGAAGACCCCATCCAGGAACGGCGAGAAGTCGTCGATGTTCTTGACATCATTCTCGTACTGAAATAGAATGTGGATGAGTTCACCGCGGGTCAGCGCGATCCGCTTCTCTTTCGTCCCCGTGTTCACGCATGGGGACGCTTCTGTTTCGCTCACGTCGCCTCCTTTCCAAACAATTCCCCTTGCCCCGCTGAAAAGTTGAGGGCGAGGCCATCCCCGCCCTCGTTTCCAGCACCCGAGAACTCCGTCTTAGATGTACCTCTCCTTCTCCTCCTTATTCGGAATTTGATATCCTTGCGGACCTTGTTTTCATTAACTTCGTGGCACATCATCCGGCCCCGCTTGTTGGCTAGGCTAGGGTAGCCGCACTTGGGACAGGTGGCACGGTGAAGAATGATCATGGTTTCTTCCTTTTCGACCATCCACCTCCATGAAGTTGGGCGTGGATTGAATCAGAACAAACCAAAAGATTGGCGGGAGAGTTGTCGGCCCTATTGCCGTTTATATGGTGGACGTGTTCATGCCGATTTAATTTTCTTTTCAGTAATCTCTCGGATATTAATCTGTGTTCGGCGATATATTGGCATTGTCTTCCTTGAGATTTAATATCATCATAAATATAGATATACCCATTCGACTTCATTTTGCCGCCCTTCCATCCCGGGGCCAATGCTTTGCGTTTTCCAAATTGCGGATGATTCTCTCCGCGCATTTTCATCATGGCCTGTTTGTACTTTTCACTTTGTCGGCGTCCTTTCATTGGACTGATTCGGCCAGAAAAAAGTTGGCTCATATATTGCCGCCGGGATTCCGGCCATTTTCGGCCGACCTGATAGAATCCAGAATCCCTTATGGGAATTTTAAATTTGTTTAGATGATAGTAAATCGGCATATACGTAACGTTGCATATTTTTGCTATGGCTGGAGCCGAAAGTTTTTCTTCAATATATTTTTGATAAAGCCATCCCCGATTCTTATAAAGAGGATTCATTTTTTCTTTCTGAGAAATTGCCCTTCGTTATTCTTGGTCGCCAACTTTTCTTGAGATTCCCCTGTCGCTGACATAAATAGGTTAGCCATCAATATCAGGTCTTCGGCTGTTTTCCGGTTCTTGATTTTAGGGATAATTGCGTAGCCGCATTTATCGGCTATGAATTGCAGATACTTAACGTCGCCAGTGGCATTAATTAGATTTATGATTTCGTCCGCCGGGAATACATTAGTGCCGTTGATCCATTTATAAAGGGTATCCATGTGGATGCCCATTTTTTGGGCGACGATATCTACCGAGTACTTGTCTTCAATGTGAAACCGATAATAAAGTAAGGGACGCAACCCATGATTGCGGCCATTTTTTAGATTGCTTTCGTTTCCCATCCGCCTTATCCTCGTTGGTGATGTTGAAACGTGCGACCAGCCAAATACTTTTCGATGTCCGCCGACCTGAACCGACGCCTATCCCCGACCACCGTAAAGGGAAACGCGCCCTCACTGCACAGCCGATCCACTGTCCGGGGCGAGACACTGAGGAGAAAGGCGAGTTCTTTTTTGGTCAAGAGTGCGGTCATGGTTCACCCAGGATTTTTTTTATTTTGTAAAGCGTTCGAGGATGAGGCCGCGTAGTGGTACGATTGAGAATTCGCGATACTCCAGTTATCGACATACCAAGTAGAACAGCGACTTTGTGCAGTGTTAAATTTCGCTCATAAACATATGTTTGAAAGGAATCTATTAGTTGCGTTCTGTCGCTCATGTTCATTGTCGAATATATTATAGACCGAGAAAAAGAGACTTGTCAAGTCTTTTTTTGCCTTTTTTTCGATTTGACTTTCGCCTACGGAATGAAGAAAATATGAATAAGGAAGCGGGAAGATGCTGGAGACTTTTCTGGAAAGGCCTTGGTACATGACAACGAAAAAGGATATCGGGAAAGCTGTACGTGACGCCCGCAAGGATGCCAATTTAAGCCAAGAAAATTTGGGACTGAAATTAAAAAATCACGTCCGCAAAGAAACAATTGGGCGTCTAGAACGCGGTATTTCCAACTATAATATTGATCTTCTCTTTGATATCGCAGAAAGCCTCGGCGTTGATCTCGCTATGTTCTGTCCCGGACCAGAGCGAAAAAAAGTAATTGATCTTGTTGAGGAAGGTATTGAATACGCAATAGCAAAACGATTGGAGGAAAGGCGGCGAGAAAATAAAAAGGGGAACTAATGGCCTTGATAAATTGTCCCGAATGTAAAAAGGAAATCTCCGATACCGCGAATAAATGCCCGATTTGCGGTTATGTCATCCGGCCGGCTAGAAAATGGAGTCCGGGAGTCGCAGCGGTATTGAGTTTGGTAATTCCGGGTGCCGGACAATTATATCAAGGCCGAGTACTCGCGGGTCTCCTATGGTTTGTCATCGTCATTTTAGGTTACGTGATACTTATTATTCCCGGCCTCATTCTTCATCTAGCCTGCATCATTAGCGCGGCAATGACTAATCCTTATCCAAAAGCATGACCCTCAAGGCCATCATCCTCATCGACACGAAGACGCGAGATGTGACGCATTTTATTTGGCATGGGCCGGGCGAGCCTCCGCCATTTATTCAACCGAAGATGATATCGAAACCTCGGCGCGGTAGACCGAGAAAACAACCGAAGTCCGAAGTAAGTTGATCACGCGACGCGGACGTTATTTTCATTTGGATCTTCGCATCGATGGCAAGCGCATTCGCAAAACACTGAAGACTACTGAGCGGACCTTGGCGATTGAGAAGGCCAAGGAACTCCAAGAGAAACTCGGCACAGCCCACGGAAATATCCGCTTCGACGAATTCTCTACAAAGTACCTGGAATGGGCCTGGTCATCGCACCCGGCCAGTGCCAAGGGTGAGGAATTGCGATTGCATAAAATCATACAATTCTTTGTATCTCACAATGTGGTATATCTCTCGGATGTCACCCCCTATCATTTGGAACAACTAAAAGCAAAACTGATTGCGGATGGTAGGGCCAAGGCAACCATAAACCGCTACCTTCAACTTGTCAGAGGCATGTTCTACCGGGCCATCGATTGGGAGATGTATCACAAGGCGAACCCGTTGAGGAAGGTGAGGTTCTATCGGGAGGAGCCGTGTCGACGTTTGCTGACACAGGATGAGGTCAAGCGGATTATCGAGGCGGCCGAGGCCATAGCCGCGAAGCCCCGGTCCCGGTTGCAGCGCGTCTTCCCCGACATGATCCGCCTAGCCGTAAATACCGGGTTGCGCAAATCGGAAATCCTCAACTTGCGTTGGTCGGATGTACGGGGGGATAAGATCACGGTCAAGGGCAAGGGCGAGAGGACGCGGACCGTTCCGCTCAACGACGAGGCCCGCCGGGTTATCGAACGACAGACACGCCGGGACGCCTTTGTGTTCGGCGCCCCCCCGATGGATCTGACCAGCACCTTCAGGCGCACGGTTGAGGGTATCCGCAAGGGGGCCGGTCTCGATTGGCACTTTCACCTGTTGAGGCATTACTTCGGCTCAACGCTCCTGGCTCAGGGGGTAGACATCGTAACGGTCGGTTCGCTTCTCGGTCATTCAAGAATCACTACTAGCCTGATTTATGCGCATACCGACGAAAGGAGGCGCAGGGAGGCCGTTTTGGGGTTAAGCCGTGTCGAGGACGGGGATTCGCCAAAAACCCCGCCAGCGCGTTCCTGACGTCACGGCGAGGCATTCCTGGTCACATTCGTGGTCTCAATAGCATTGGATGTGGGTAAGCGCCCCTGGGGTGACTCGAACACCCGGCCTGTGGATTAGGAAAATTTTGGTCTTTCCCCCTGGAATATGGGTAAATGGCCTGATTATCAGGGGGACGGGATGAGACAAGCCCCGCCAGAGCGCGATAGGTCGACGACCTTCATGGTCACAAAATCGGTCACAAACGCCGCTTGGTGATTTTGACGATGAAAAACGTACCCACAGCACAGCCCAAGAGTTCGGCCCCGATGAGGTCAGGCCGCCAGGTGACAACGATCCGGCGAATGACAAAATATCCCAGGCCCCCGATGAGGACAGTGAGGGTAGCCGCCAGGAGTGCCCGACCCCGCGTGATGGCGATATAGTGAAGCGTGATCAGTGCATCGCTCACAACGCCAAGTATGAAAAAGCCTAGGGCCAGGATCATCCATCAAATTTTCTTCTGATGTCCTTTTCGTAAACCGCCTGGGCTATCTTTGTAAAGGCCTCTACTTCTTCTTCCTGGTGTAGATCGGCGGGCTTCCAATTATCCCATTTCAGCGACATGGGCATTACCTCAACGCACCGCAACCGCTTTCCTAGCCTCTTCTGCACTTTCTTCACCAATTCAATCCGATACGTCCAATGGCTAGACCGTCGTCCAGTTTGGCTCACGGTTAATCCTTGCTGTGCCAGAGGGACACTCGTTGCCGTGCTCAACCCGACGCCGTCATCGGAGATCCCGTAGTGCTTGAGTGCCGATTGGATATCGAATCGGTCAAAGTGTTCGGCTATAGCGCAACCGTGAAGTACCCAAAAGGTGTCGCGGTTATCCCATCCGGCCTGTTTCACAAGGCGGTTATAAAGGCTATGCCCTGTGCCATGCATGTTGTCCGAGGCCGAGAAGGGATTAGGGGGGGCGATACCTCGTGTGCGCAAGTAGGCGGCCAGGGGAACGATCCATTGCCGAGCCCAGGCGTCCTGTGCCGGCGTATCACCCTGAAAGTCGTCGGGGTGGACGAGCTCGTTCCCCCAACCGATAATATTTCCTTCTATGCCGATGGCCGCTATCACGCGATCGATGAGGCGATACCAGCGCGTCATAACCGCCGGGCTGGTCGCCCGCCAGGTATCGAAACCGTTGACGTTATACCTGAATGGACTCCAGGGATAATCGGCACGGTCGTATTGCTGTGCGAAAAGATCCAGCCATAGGCCCACACCATACTTCCCGAGGATGCGTTGGACTCGCGCCAGTTGCCTATCCCATTCGAGATTAGGCCAATCCCAATTTGCCTTGCCATCGACGCGTTCGAAAGGTAGGGTATATTCCCTCCCCGGCCGTTTCCAACACAGAAAGGACCGGACGTAGTCACAACCGGCCGCGCCGAGTCGTCGGGCAAGCTCCTCAAGTTCGGCATCCGTGAAAAGGCGCGCTGCCGAGATGAGGTCAACGACAAAGAGTATCATGAGGGGCACTTTTGGATATCGCGCCTGGACGTGTTTCCGGCAGGTGAGTGTTGGGGCATCACTCTCCGGCCAGTCAATCGTCGTCGTGCACCAGTATGAGGCTAGACGCAAATTCTCAGCACAGAGTTTCACCGTCGGCCCAGGGGGGGGTGGGACAATGGGGACGTGTACGGTGCACAACATAGTCGGCACATCCCGCTTGAGTAACCGCCTTTCCTCTTTGAGTGGACAATTTGGATTGGCCAGGGCCCCCGTCTCGTGGCAAATGAGTACAGTATCCCAATACAGATTACAGGCCTCCCAATTCTTTCCCCATGCCTCACAGATTATCTTCTTAAAGTTCATTTCAGGTTACGCGTGTCACCTTTTTGGTTACATCCCGGACAATGACCACGCGGCTGATACCGCTCATCGAAGGTCAGCTCTTTCGTCTCCAGGCACCAATCTCTGGCGAGCCGATGAGAACGAAGGCAGACCTTGAGCGTGATCGGGATGAGGCCGAATTTCTCAACATCCTTTTCGTTTATGCCGGGACCGACTTGGAGATTCATCAAACCTCCCAACTCAGGTAGGACATGTTCTTCACCGCGACCACCTCGGCCTGAGCATTCTGGAAATCCTTGGTTATTGCCAGAACAATAAACGCCTGGGTATCAAATATCGTAACTACCGTGCCGTCACTCATTTCAACCGCATAGCTCACGATGATTTTATCTGTCGGATTGAGTAGGAGTCCGCGCGCCGGGAGTACCGCTCGTATCATTGGTAGTGGGTAGTTCAACATATTGCCGTAGGCGTTAGCAACGGCATTTCCCTGGTAATCGGATTTAACCGAAGTCTCAACCGACAGTGTGCGCTGTTCCCCATGCTCCCACTGTGCCCGGTTGAGATTAGGATCGGCGGTTGTGTCGTTTACGCAGACTTCCCACTCGCCTGTAGTGGGGTCCTGATCCTTCTTGATTTCGATGTATTTATAAATCTGATCCGTATCCTCCCAGGAATTGAAAGCCAGGAAATCGGGATTCCGAAACTCAAGTTCATTCCCGGCCAGCGTGGATACTAGCGCCCGCGCGAACCACTCGCCCTCGCAACTTTGGAATATCTGGAATGCATTAGATCGCTTCCACTTGTTTAGAAGCTCACGAAAGTCCACGTCGTCGGTAATATACTCACGCGCCTCGATAGTCCGCTTGTCATAGAGTTCAAGAAAACTCTTAAGGTTGATCTTGCTCTCCGGGATGCCGTTCACCCGCTTGAGGAAGAAGTAAAGGAAATGGGCGATAGAATAGGCATAGTTGGTTTCCTCGAAATCAACTTTAAGCCCCTTGGCATCGCATGTAATGACCGATGTTCCAGGATTGCTGACCATTGTAAAAGTGCCAGCGTTCAAGTCCTGTGTATAATGAGTTGTTATAGTTTGGAGTACCCCGTCCTTATACACATGGGTAAGCTCATATTGGGGATAGGTCACGCCGCCGAATACGGTCTGTGTAACCTTGTAGACGTAGGTTGCCGTATTGCAACACGGCGGGGTGATATTCTCGACGTTCCCGAGCAGGATCGGCACCCCTCGATTCTTCCAGGCGTCTTCGCAATTCGGGTAAGTCGTTGAATCGAAACGGGCTATGTCCCCACAGTTATTGATAAGCGAAACGCGTATGTCTTTCGTGTCCACCTGGAACCCAACCATTGTCCACTCGGGCCGTCGCGATTGGCCGAAGAAGATCGGGACATATTCATCATAATCAAAATCGGTCTCCCCGATGCGAAACTCCATCGCCTTGTTTGACCAGATATAGGTGTCTTTTTTCTGCCACCAGAAACCGTCATTGGCAAAACCGACAGTACCGAACGACACCTGCTCCTCCGGCTCATGCCAGGTGCCGACGGACATACTGAGCGAAGGAATAGAATCATAGCGCAGAAACGGATCGTAGAACTTCGGTTCATAGATTCGTTTCCATTCGATGTAATCAACATAATAGATTTGGTCAACGACGTTGGTCGTGAGTGTTATCCTATAGGCCGAATAACTCGCATGCGCCTGGAACCTGAGTTCGTATTCCAGCCAATCCGTAGATGCCGGGAGGGTGATGCTTCCCGAAGCATTCCAATTCCCCTCATCGTCGAGGTAGACATTCGAGCCGGAATTCTTGATTTGGAGATAGAGATGGCCTTCGGTATCCGACCCGGCATACTTGAACCGCACGCGCTGCCAGGCCGACGGTCGCGTCACGATGTCCTGGTAGATGGCGGCCGTGCCACTCCCGGCACTGAGTTTCGCCGAGTATGCGGAATCGATATCATAGACAGACGTTGCTTCCCGCGCCAGGGAGCCGGTGCCCGTCGTTGATTTCGTCCAATTCTTTAGCGTCGCCGCGTCACTCCAGAGATCGACCTTGCCATCAACGAGAATCTCCGTCTCCCGCGCCAGCGTCACCCCGGTATTCGAGATGCCCTTCCAAAAATAGGCCATGAAGCAATATTTCTTCGGCGTCCCCGTCGATGGGATATCCGCATCCGCCGTCTTGACATAGAGACGGCTCGTGGTCAGGTCATAAAAGAACGTGCTCACCGTCGCCTGGACTTCGGCTACCGTGAATTTCTCCGTATAGGCCGCGCCATTAACAACGACCCGCGTGACTTCGCCATCCGTGAAGGACAAATAATAGGCACCGCTACCGGCAGATGTCCACGTCTCGCTTTCGAGTTTCCGGGCCAATTCCCAATCGAGGATGATGTTCTTTCCGATATCCGACGTGAGAAGTTTCGTTATCGGCGGAACGACCGGACCGGGCGGGGGGGCCGGGGGATTTCCGCCGCGTAGGGGGTGCGGGTAGGTATAAGGCATGTAGCCGGGGGGTGCTGAATTCTTGTAGTCATAATAGGCGTCCTGAAGTCCGGTCAGAGAATTGACCAGCGCCGAACCCGTGTGCTGATCCGTAATTGTCTCATTATTCTGGAATGTCCCGACGACGTTCCTTAGCCACAGGATGCCAGTTGTGCCGGCGTCGGTTTGCTTGGTCAGATAGCCGTAGGCTCCCGATGTGCCGCCTGTAACCTTATCATTGAGTGTGAAATTTGCAGTCTGTGTATCGAACGGCAACTGTCCCGATAATCTGTTTTCATCGTAGAAGGAACTTGTTCCATACTCGGTAATACTGACCGCTGTCCCGTCATAGGTATTGCCCCAAGCCCAATAATCACGAGGTTGCCAATCAATATAATAATCTGCCGGGTAGGTATAGGCGGGCGCAGTGTGTGCAGTAATATCCGTGCTATTGATACGGACGCACATCGTCGGATTGCTGTTCCCCCAGGAATGGAACTTGTTGTTCCAGAGGGCAGCATGGCCGCCCCGGATGGCACTCCCCGCACAAGCGTTCGGATAGAAGGTCGAAAGGTTCACCGTGCTCAGGGTGATGTCGTTACCGTAATCCTCAACATGGAGCGTGGATGAGGCTGCGAGTTCCGTATCCCGCGCCCCGTGCGCGTCCATCTGGCCGTGGGGGCCCCACCCGCCGCTTATCTTGTTGTAACGGAAAACATACTTGGCGCAGTCCTGACCTTCGACCGATTGCTTAATGCCGTAGAATTCGTTGTCCTCGATGAAAATGGCATCGGGTGTCCCCCACGCCGGATAACTCGCCGGCCAGGTATAGGGATATTCGCCCTTGACCGCAACCCCATAGCCGCCTGAGCCATAACTCGACGTGAGGATGCACCATTGGAACGTGTTTTTCCACACGACCCCGCTATCGCAATCGTCTATGGCCAGGAGGACGGTTGACTTTTTCTCGACAAAGCAGTGATGGAAACTGAGCGTGTGATGAGAGTTTATGCGGATGCCATAGCCGGACGAGGTGAAGATCCCCGGTCCGCTAGCCCGGAATCCGCTGACCTCGAGTGCGTAGGTCGGTGTCGCGTGAGATGGATTCCAATAGAAGAAGGCCGAGGTCTGGTAGGACGATGCACTCACCGTCCCGTTGGCCAAGGCGGATCCACCCCCGGTATCGGTTATCGTTTCGTTGTTTTGGAAGGTACCGTTGATGTCGGAAAGATAGAGCGTTCCCGTCGTCCCAGCATCATCGTCGGCCCGGATAGTCGCCGTTGCCCCTGACGTTCCCCCCGTGAGTGTTCTATCGACGGTGAAGTTCACGGTCTGTGCGTCATAGGCCAGCGTCCCCCCGATTTGATAGAGCATCGTGACGGCGGGGCCCTGCGCACGCAACGACACGCCGTCCTTGCCGATGACCGCCGCAGTCGAAGCTTCGACTACGTTCCATTCCCCGCGCCGCCCGGACTCCCCGGCCGGGAGAACGACGACATCGTTGGCGGATGCCGAGGCGAACGCCGCCCTGACATCTGCGGGTGATAGGCTATTTGCGATATATTCAGCCATTACCGCAACTCCTCGAGGCTCATGTGGATGGTGAACCTGTTTTGATATTCCGGCGTCACCCCAAGCGGGTCTGAAAATCGCACGTAGGCCGTACTCCCCATCGGGTCGCCCAGGTCTTGAATAAAAAACCAGCCCTTAGCCTGGCCCATCGCCTCGAATAGCGCCGTGAATTTCAAGTAGTCCTCGAGCTCTACACGCTCGAAGGTGTATTCAAACATCCTGAACCGTTCCAATTCTATCGAGCTGACCTGCCCGCCCTCGGAACTTGAGATGACCGACTGATCGGCCTTAGCCCGTTCGCCCCCGCCGAGTATATAGTTTCTCTCCGGCTCAAAGATGCTACCGAAATAGAGACGGCCTGTCTCCAAATAGCCGTCGGGATTCGCCGTGTCGGTTATCGCGTGCCTCAACCACTGTAATTCCTGGGTCGTTGTCAGAATGGCAGCGATAGTGTGTGCGTTGTATTGCAGAATATGATTATAGGTCGGCGATGTCCATACATCGGAAGCATTGAGTTCGAGCTTAATTGTCGCCGCCGACGTGAAATTATTATTGCGGTTGACAAACGCCTTGATCCCCGGTGTCGAATGGCCGCGGTCAACCTTCAACCATTGCTGGACATCGATGGCCGTTGAGCGCCAGGTCTTCTTGTGCCAGCGGTGACGCGTATTCGAGGCCGGGAAATATGTCGCTTCGGTCAGCGCGGTGAGTGTCCCGATATCCCATTCATTCTCATAGAGCATCCCGCAACGGTTCTCCGCCGACAGAATCGAGATGCGATCATAGTAGAGTGAATTCGAGACCGAGGTTCCACGTCCGAGATAAAAAATATAGTTCTGATAAAGAGAGTAGGCAGTAAAGTAGAGTTGATATTTCCGCCATGCGGCATTGGAGTCCGGCAGGGTAATATCGGTCGCCCCACCTTGCCAAGTACCGTCGGATTTTAAGTAAACATTCGTGGCGCTGTCCTTGAGCCAGAACTTCCCGGTCTTCCCGGCGGCCGTCGCATACCAGATAGTAATCCGATACTTTCGGTTCGGAACAAGCCCAATTGCCTGGTAAATATAAGCGGCTGAGTCCGATCCGTCGATGGCCATGCGGCAACAGTAATCGCCCTCGATTTGCGAGATGCCGTCGCGGTTGACCGTCGATGTGCCGCTTATCGACTCCGACCAATATTCAAGATTCGTCGCGCTCGACCAGATATTCAATCCGCCGTCTTTTAGTATCTCGCCCATATTTGCCTCAGTTGTTTATGATTCCCCGTTGGTGAATTTTCAGCGCACCATCCCGCGAGAGTTCGGGCATATATCGCGCAATGGCCATCGCCACTTGCCGACCATCGAGGTTAATGACAATGGGGGCCGCCCGCATGTTGATGTTCGGCGTGATCGTTATCCGTTCGGTCCCCCTCTCCCCTGCCATGAACAGAGTCGGTCGACTGACGGTCGTGTCGAGTCCGTGCTGGCCGAACTTGATTTTTTTGAGGAGCGATGTATATTCCACGATCTTGTCCAGACGCGGGATCATCTGATCGCGGGTTAGGTCGAGCGATCCTTTGAGTGCGTCAAATTTCTCAACCATTGGCGCTTTTACAAAGACCTCAAGTTGTGCGGTGATTCCTCCGATCGTCCAATTCAAAAGGTTGGTGGTATTCTCCCAGATGAGCTTGAGCCAATAGGTAATATCCGAGGTTTTTCCTCCGCCCGAAATTTTATCCATTATGGCTCCGACTAACTTAAAAGCTGCATAGAGGGCAACAGCTAATGCCCCAACCATTGCCAGGGGGACTATCGCCGCCGCGAGTATCGTGGCCGCCGAAGCAACCGCCGTGGCTAAAGTCACAATGGCAGTGGCGATTCCAGTGGCTATCGAGGCAATGGCGGTACCAATGGCAGTAGCCAGGGTTGTTATAACCGTCCCGATGGTCGTGGCGACACTCGTAACGATACTGCCAATAGAAGTCATTGATCCAGATACGGCTGTTTCGGCTGATTTTCCAATACCCGAAAACAATGACTTGAACTGCCCGAGTACCGCATCGGCCGTCATCTCGCCAATCATGCGGAAGAAGGCTTTTTTTATATCGCCCCAAACGGCCTTGGCCGCATCCCCGAGCGTTTTCCATGATATCGGCCCGGAGAGAAACTTCTCCACCGTATCCCCCAATCCCTTGGCGATATCGTTATAAAGGCCGTCGAAATAACTCTTTGTATCCGTCGTAGCCTTTTTGGTTTCATCTGGTATTTTAGGCATCTCGTTATAGGCGAGATCATCAACGGTTGCCGAAACTTTATCCAATGCGTCTTTCAAATCTCGGCATGCCGGGAGTACTGTAGGAATCGCCGTCTCGCTGAAATATACGAGTTCTTTGTTCAAGTAATCCTGAAGGCTGAGTCCGGCGTTGATTATGGCGGGGTCAAGTTGATTTTTTATTACGTCAGTCAAAGTCCTCGTCTCTGTTGTCGCGGGTGTAAGTTTTTCCGGCTTGAATTGTTCAAAATATTTCTCAAGGTTTGGTTTGGCGGCGACCATCGCATCGTCGAGGTCTTTCATCTTATCGGTATAGGCTTTCCAATTCTCTGGACCCTTTTCACTTTCCTTCCTCAAATTTTCAAGTGGGATTTTCAAATAGGTCAGAGAATCCCTGAAATCCTCACAAGCCTTTTTGAACGGCTCCGACTTTTCCTCGACCCATCCCATCGTCTCGTCATAGAACTTTTTCCCCGCCTTGTTGTAAGTCGGTAATTTGTCGAGGATATCAAAGACTGTTTTGGCGGCCGTATAGAGGCCCTCGAATATTTTGATGAGTGCGCTAATCGCCTTAGCCGCATCATCGACCCATTCCTTGAGCTTTCCGCTTTCGATCAGATCGACGATCCCGGTTTTGATCTTGCCGATGAGGTCTTTTATGGTCTGGTTTTCCGTGACAGCTTTCCCGACCGCCTCCTTAACCTCATCCCACATATTACCAAGTTGCTTGAGTGAGCCGCCGAAAGTATCCGTCTCGGATTTGGCGCGGCCATACCACTGAGCCAAAGTCTCCATGACGAGCGCGTGTTTTTCTTCCTCGGTCTTACAATCTTTGAGCTTCGGGATATACCGCCCCATCATGTCGTAGTTGCCTTCCATCGCCTTGGCAACATTCCGGGCCGCGGTTTCAAGATCAATCCCAAAGACTGTGGCCATGCCCGCCGCACCTTCCGTGGCCTTTTTGAGTCCTTGCTCATCGAGGTCGGTTAATTGAGTGAGGAGCGCCATTGCAGATAGGGCCGCTTCATCGGTCTGGGTCGTCTGGTTTTGGATTTCCTTAGAAAAGGACACAAGGCCAGGGAGCATGGCGTCAACAGAGCGACCCGTCGTCGAAAGCGCAGATTCCAATGCTCTCGTCGCCGTTTCCGATGCTATCGCCGCACCGACTGAACTCTTGAGTTCACCAACGAGAAATCTGATTCCCTTCTTCAGTGCGTCCGCCGCCAACTGGCCGGCGGCAAATTTCAACCATAGGCCGCTCAACTTTGGACTTACTTGCTCCTTGGCGGTAATGCCAAGGTCTTTAAGCGAACCGCCAAAGGCCTCGATCATGGCCTGTGCGTTTTTTTCGTCTACGCTGATTATGAACTTTATATCCGCCATATCACTTCCCTTTTCTTGCCTCTTCCTCGCTCATCTTCATGGCCATCGCGTGTATCGCCGATAACTTCGCCAGGAATACGCGCCGCCACTCTTGGGGAATATTGAGTCTCTCCATGAGCATCGGCATCATCCCGAAGTCCTTAACGAATCCCGTCGCATTCTCGGCATAGAAGTTAAGAGCCGTCCGGTCATCCTCCTCCAGCGGCGGCGGATTCTGCGCCTTGTGAGGGCCATGTCCTATCTCGCCCTCCGCCGCCTTCCCGCCCCAGTCTTCATACCAGGCGAGATAGCCCTTCAGTTTCCCAGGAAGTTGTCGATGTCGGCGGCGAACTTGATGATGACTTCCGCCATATACAAAGGTTCTTTCCGATCCGGCTGTTCAGTTTGGAGTTCCAGCCGAATCAGGTGCCAAAGATAGCGCCGCTTGTTCTCCTCATCGCATGGAATGGCCACACCTTCCGATTCCAGGTTCCATGCGACGATGAACGAGCCGATGGCCTCGAGTTGCGTCATCACATCCTGCCCCTCCGGGAACTTGAAGTCTGAAGGGATGGGCATAATCCTGAGCTTGACTTCTCCTACTCGACTATCAACAGGCTGTAGCGTCAGCCACGCACCCGCGTTAATCTTTCCGATTTCCATTCGCTTCTCCTTGAACGAGATGTAAAAGAACTCGCAAGAGTTCTCGTTCTCGGTTACGCGAGGTAGTCTGTCGTCTGAATGTTGATGACCTCCAGGTACGGCCGGGCGTAACTCATCCCGGTCGGGGCCGCCGATGCCTGCTCTATCTCGAACGTCAGTTCGTTCTTGATGATGCCGTCGAGCTTCATGTCCGGGGGACCGGCGAACCGAATCCTCGGCAGATACAGGGCAAACGTGTAATAGTAAGTAGCGTTGAGTAGTGACCCCGTGAACACAAGCGATGCCTTCTGTGCCGTGAGCGCCTTGAATGAAGTAAAGTAGGCCGCGTTGGTATCACTCGCACGCGGGAGGGTAATCTTCAGCGTGCACTTCGGGAACTCGCCTTCCTTCGGCAGGATGATGTTCGTCGCCCCGGCGACATGGACGCTGTCGATAGACCGCTCAAGGTTAATCTCAAAGTCAGAGATATCCACCTTGTCGGTCGGATCGGCAAGCGCACCAGCGCCTGAGTTCATCAGGAATAGACCGTGCGTAAGGTGAACGAACTTCCCGCGTTCTGCATACGTCAAAGCATCCACCTGAGTCGCCCCGTTGACCCCCGAGTCATCGATGAGGGTGTTGCCACGCAATGTGAGCCCCGCCGCGATCTGCGCCCCACTCAATTTGAGGTTGAGCTTGTAGGGCATGGCAGATGCGACTTCCCAAATCTTCCCAGGCCGTTCCTCGCAGTAGGTAAAGAAGTGCGTCACCGAATCGGCCCACTGGAATACGTGCTTGTAGGCCGGACCCGCGCCTTGGATCGTGGGAATACCCGCTGTGCCGAACAACGCCGCGAGCCAGCGCCCCCATGCGCCCAACTCGTACTGCAAGTTGAGCGGGGACGTAAACTCGGGCGCCTCGTTGATGCCGAGCATCCCGTCCATCGGCATGATCTGATCGACAGCGGGGTACTGTTCATACTTCTGATTAAGCGCCAGGCCGCTGTCGCCCATCATCAGGATGCCATCCGTATTGCCCAGGGCGACGGCCGTGCCCCAGGTTGTGCCGCGCTTTGTACCGGCGGCGTAGTACCGCTTTGAAGGATAGGTTGGTGTGGGCATTTATTCTCCTCCATCCTTGTCTTTGGCCTTGACATACTTGGCCGCCTTCTCCATAACCCAGTAGGCGACCACGTCCTCCCCGAAATCCGCGACGCTGTACTCCTTACCCTTCTCCAGCATCGGGCCGCGCCGGGGATAGCACGTGCCGACAAGCCATGTGAATTTTTTGTCTGTCATGCAGACCTCCTTAAAAAATCGCTTGCTTTCCCCCGCCGAATTGCCCGAAAATAAAAATGGCCTTTTGGGTCGGGGTGTGTCGAACGCGCATCTTTGTTTATCCAAAGGGTCAGGGGGAGGGTGCTAGCCCTCTCCCATTCCCTCTTTTTACTTCATCTAAATCTCTCCAAACTCGCCGTAGACCTGGAACCTGACCCGCTGAGAGAAGTATCCAAAGAATCCGACGCCCTCAAATTCATATTCAATGTCCGGCGGTGCCTCAATTCTCATGTCGCTGGCCAAATTAATAAGAGATCCAGCGCCCATTCCCGGCTTGAAATCCTCGTTTATGGCCTTGCGCACATCGCGCAGCGCATTCTCGATCTTGGTCACAACATCCGATGCGTCCTGCACCTTGCCGACAATGGCGATGTAGAATGACTCGGCGTTCTGCTGGTCGGAGTAGAGCTCTATCTCGCCGCCGGATTCTGACAGCACTTGATAGACGGGATAACCTTGAGGCTCGGCGACAAAGCCTTTGGACACATGCGCGGGCGTATAGAAATAGCTTGCCCCGGCGGTTATCGCCTTGAGCACGGTGACTACCCGCTCAATCACCTGAAGTCGCAGGGAGGCGGTTGGGAGCATCGCTTAATCCTCTCTCTCCGGGTAATCCATCTCGCGGAGCAGGTTCTTGGGCGAGAGCGCCTGCATGAAGTAGCCCTCGGATTCCTGGATAGAACGCGAGAGCCAATGGCGGGCAGGAATGGTAACCTGCTTCACCTTGACCCATCGCTTTGCCGACTTGCCCCGCCAGGGTCCGACGCCGCTAATGGGGAAACACAGATAAGGGAACCGCTTCGCCCGGATCGTGGCGCCGAACTCATGGACGCTGGCATAGATGACCTGGGTACGCCCAACAAGGTTCCCCGTGCCGATGCCGACCTCAAAGAACCCCTTGGTTGTCTCTTTGACCTGGCCGCCGATATTGCGCTTCAGGTGCCCCGTCTGCACGCGTAGGATGCTGTTGGTGACGTTTTGTTGGGCACGCCTCACGGTTGAGGCCATCGCCGCCGTGAGCGCCTTTTTGGTAGCGCCCTCCATGCGGAAAAGCGCTTGCATCTTTTTGTCAGCGCCAGAGAAATCAGCCTTTATGGTCAAAGGCTCAACCTCCGATATCGGGATAGGATTGCTTTCACGCTATCCAACAGTTCGCCCGTCTCGAATGACACGGACCCAGCTTCAAACGAATGCGTCTGCTCGCCCCACCGCTTGCCCTGGTATTGTTTGAATTCCCAGGCGACTTGTTTGAGGCAGACCATTTTCAAATCAGGGGGCATCGCAACGTCGCTAAATCCAGCCTTAAAAACGGTCAGCTGCACCCCCTTCGGCGTTGTCGTCCAGGTGCCCCCCACCTTGTAGAGATAGGCATCATTGTCGTTCGTGTAGAGCAAATAGTCATGGTCATCGCCCTCAGTGAGCGTCAGATCATCCTCAACGACGGTGCCGATGGACGTTACCGGATAGTTCGGGAGTGATAATTTCTGTTCGCCGTTGCCGTCGAGATAAACCGTCGCATATTCCTGGTATTTGAGGTTGCGGCCAGTGAATGAATTGAAGGCCGCCGAAACACCGCTGATGATGAGTTCGATGATGGCCGTATCCTCGTCGGTCGTCTTTCCGATGACCGCCTTGGCATCCTCGAGCGACACAAGTGCCTGTGTTGGAGAGATAGCCGTCGGCTTCACGTCGGAAATGACTCGCACGATGACCGGACGCACGATGACCGACCCGGCATTTGTGGTCACCGTGAAGGTCACCAGATAATAGTTGCCGGGCGTCCCGCCGGAGACGGGCTGGTAGACGATTGTCCCTAAGTAAGTCGGCGATCCCTCCTTGGTCAATCCTGTATCGACCGTTGATGTCACCCCTTGAATTGTCTCCGCGCCGAGTTCTCCGGACAAATCTAGGCCAACCGTGGTCAGTTCGCCTGCTCTCTTTTCTCGTATCGGTTGCGCCATTTCATTTCTCCCTAATCAACCCCGTAGACTTTTGGCCGAGACTCATCCGTGGATACTTGCGAACGCCTGGGCGTTTCTGCAACTTTTGACCTCGGTTCTTCCGTGAATACGGCCCGGCCCATCCCGAACGGTTCAGGAAAGAGCGTAATATTCGGGACGACAAAGGCATGCGTTGCATCGGAGATAATCAGCAGGGTGGACCATTCGATATTGTCGGCCGCATGCGCATGTTGGGCATCCGCCATCACAAGCAGATAATTCTGAATCAGCGCCAGAGTATCGGACGTGATGACATGGACGCCGTCTGATAGAATAAGAAAATGCACCTGCGTCAATGCCACGTTGTCTGCGGCCTGGGCGTGGGCCGCGTCCGCAAGGGCTAATGTATGTGCCTGGAATAGGGCAAAGGTTTCAGCCGCATGAGCACTGACCGCATCCTGGACAGCCAGCGTCTTATGTTCAACAAGAATTATCCCGTCCGTTGAATGAGCGTGTGCCCCATCCTGCATGGCCAAGGTCTTATTTTCGACTAAGATGGGTGCTTCTGCCGCGTGAGCGTGCTGGGCATCTGCAACCGCCAGCGTCTTATTTTCAACCAGCACAATCCCGTCGGTAGTCTGGGCATGCGCCGCATCCTGGACGACAAGGGTATGCTGCTGGATTAAGGCTACATTCTCAGCCGAATGAGCGTGTGCCGCATCATCCATCACTAACAGCGAACTCACGGTGATGGTGACATTCTCGGCGCTATGGGCATGGAGTGCATCGGCCACAGCGAGCAAATAGTTCTGAACGAGCGTCGGCACTTCCGCCGAGTGGGCATGCGTGCCATCCGCCACGACGAGGACATGGGCCTGAGTCAGGACGATATTCTCTGCCGTATGCGCATGGAGAGCATCGGCCATCGCCAGGACGTGGGCTTGGGTAAGGGTCGGAACCTCAGCGCTATGCGCATGGACTCCGTCGGCAACGACGAGAGTAAAATCCTCGGCACTTAATATCTGCCCAGGCCCAGCGGGTGAAGGTTGCCAAACCCAACTCATGCTATTTTCCCCACTGAATAGCTATTTAGATATTCAATTGCACAATGAAGTAGTGTCACATCATCATTAAATTTCCCAAGTGCCATATTGCATGAGGAACACAATAGCCCACGCAATTCGCCGGTGATGTGATTATGGTCAACGGCCAGTCTGAATGATTCTCTTGTTTTCCCCGTCTTCCCGCCATTGTTGTTTCCACAGATTGCACATTTCCCGCCCTGCTCCTCTAAGAGTCGTCCATATATTTCGGGTTCTACTTGATATTTATAAAAAACAAGATAATGACTCATGCAACATCCGACTGCAACCGGGGGTTCTGTGCAATCCTTAACTCGACATTGTTTATCAGTATATTTACTTGCCCCTCTCCATCTGGGTAGTCCAATTTCGTGCGGTGTTATACCATGCCTAGCTTGACTACGATGTACGAAACAAAGTCCTTTGGCATGATGGGAACGATTACATCCCGGGAATTCGCATTTTCCAGTTGGAGATTTGTATCTTTTTGGCATTAACTTATCTTTCGGATCGACCAATAAATCGCCCTATCTGTCCCCGCGAGTTTCAGGACCGTGACATCCCATCCCTCGCCGAGGACGAATGTAGGCATGACAAACATCGGTTTCGATTGCGCCCCCATGAGAATCCACTCCTCAACAAGCCGCTGTGTTCCGCTCGAATCATATTTTTCATA